TTTCTTTAGCCTCAAATTGATTTTGGTTTTGTATTAACCTATTTTGTTCCTCTATTCTTTGTGCACCATAGGTAGCTTTTTGAGCGGCAGTTGCGCTCCTTGCACCATATATAGTAGAAAGCTTATCAAAAGTATCTAAAAATCCGTCTTGGCCTGAAGAAGCCATTGCTATACCCGCAAGTACTTCTAGCATGCCAAAGTCTGGTCCAAGATCTGCAGGTGGTATCTTAATTAGTTCTTGCTCTGTTGTTACCTCATATTTATTTAAAATACCTGATATTTGCTGGAGTATGTTTCCATCTGTTCCTATTAGTTTTAACGCCTCTTGGTTATCTATAGCGTACTGCCTCAAGCTATCAATATCTGTAAAGTCTGGAGCTGGTATATTAAATTTTTGTTCCGTTTCTTTTCCTAGCGTTACTTTAGGTACATCAGGTTCAGCAACTGGAGGCTGAAGTTTGTCTAGCTGTGCTTGTAAAACTTTTCTTCGAGACTCAGATATGTTTTGATTAAGTTGAGCTTGAATGCCCTCAATTTTCTTTTGGTTTCTTTCTTCTTTTAGTGCTGCAGCTTTATTTAAACTGTCTGTGTCAGTTGCTATATTATTAGAAATACTTTTAGCAATATTAGATCTATTTTCAATAGCTGTTTTTAGTAGTTTTTCAGTTCTTTCTATTTCATCTGCTACAGTTACTGGTTGACTAGGAGCATTAAATCTTCTGCCTGTATCCGTTACTTCATTAGGGTCTCTTTTCCTTAACTCTGTTAATTTAGTAGTTAAAACTCCAATAGAATTATTAAGACCCCCAAAACTTGAACCACCGCTTTGGCCCTTAGCGTTGAATTGATTATTGTAATCTATACCTTTTCTTAGAACTTCTACTTCTTCGTCAGATAATATTAAAGTAGGGTCGTCTAATATAGATTGCGCTATAATGTTTGCTTGTTGTACTTCATCACTGCCTGTATCTAATGTACGGAAAGGTAAATCTGTTCTTTCTACATCTCCTTTGTTTACTAGTTGTGGTTTGGTAGCTGGGGTTTCTGCAGAACTTGATGCGTAAGTACCGTCTTGAACTTGAGAAATAACAGTATCTAATTCTTGGTCGGACATATCATCAGTTGTCCCTATGCCTTCAAATCTGCCTCTTATTTTTGCTTTAGGGTCTGTACCATCTTTTTCTGCTGCTTGTATTGTATCTTTAATATACCAAGAAAATAGTTTGTCCTGTATTTCTTCTGAAAATACTGTGTCGTCAGTAATACCTAACTCCTCAAACCCGCCTCTAGTTTTTATGTCTCTTAACGTAGCCCCTACAAATTGATATTTACCTATAGGCGTATGTATTTTACCCGAACCGCCTGAAGCAGGGTTACTTTGAGTTTTAGACCAGTTTGCGTACTCGCCGTCTATTTTAACAAACTCTAGAACTTCTGCTATAGTCTGTTCTGTTACAGGAGGTTGGTTTTTAAACGTATCCGTTTGAGAGTTTTTCCAAAGCGCATTTGGGTTATTGCTGCTTTCTTGCATGCTTATTGCGTTAGTAGGCCCTACGTAATCAGCTGTAGGTGTAGTTGTTGTAGGTGCAGCAGAACTAGTTTCGTCTTCTTTTTCTAACAGATCAATGCCCCCTAAGATAAGCTCTCTAGCAGCTTCTATTTCCTGCGCTACCTGTCCAGGAGGTTTTTCGCCGCTTTCTACTGCGGCATTTTGTTCAGCTAGAAAGTCTAAAGCACTCTTCTCGTCCTCTCTGCCTTTCATATAAGCGTTCCCATCAGCAGTTGCAGCCCCTAGTGTATTTGCCCCTCGGCTTTGTGTAGCTTGGTTACCTAGTAATATCATATTGACATCACCTAGCATGTCTTTTTTATTTGTAAATAAAACTACATCTTTAGGGTCATTACTAAAACCTAAAGTTTTAGGTACAAGGCCCTGTTCTCCTTCTAGTTGAAGTGAAATTCTATCCTGATCGTCTATAACAAACGCGACCGCTTTTCCTCTTTTAGTTTCCCCTGTCAATATGTCTGTGTAAGAAGTGACTAAGGGGCTACTATTATATATTTTTAGTAGGTCTTCTTCGTGTCTGAACGCTTTTTTCATTTTGCCCGGGTTCTTTGGGTCTTCTATCTCTATTATTTCGCTCATGACATCCCAACCTTCGCTACCTTCTTTTATAGCACCAATAGAAGGTCCTGGGTCATCTTTAGGTCTTCGAAAAGTCTGTATTGGATTAATAAAAGTTTTAATTGTCTTGTTTGGGTCATTTGGGTCTTCTTTGCTAACTTCGTAACTTAAGTTAGACATGTAATCACCTAGAACTACAGCACTGTTTACCGATCGTTGATTTCGGTTTTTCGTTATATTGCTCATTGCGTTTACTTGTGCTAATGATGCCATCTTATACTCCGAATGCTGCTAATAGCATGGTTGTACCTAAGCCTGTCATCTGAGAAGAGTAATTAGCTTTAGCTTGTCCATAAGCATTTCGTCTTTGGGAAGCCATACCCGCTGCATCTCCAAGCCCTTGCATAGCATTGCTATTTACACCTTGCCCTATGCCTATAAGTTCTTGAAGCATACTTTGATTTACTTGTCTTTGTTGTATACGCGCGTTGTTTACGCTGCCTGCTAAATTTAATTTGCCCCCTCTTTGTTGGGCTCTTTGTTGTTCTAGCTTTTGTACGTTACTTAAGCCTCCACCACCATATCTTTCAGCATTTCTTTTTGCTACACCTGCTGCTAGTTTAGATTGCTTTGGGGCGTTTTCTCTAGCATTGTCAATTATGCTAGTGTCGTTAGTAGCATCTAAAAGTCTTTTTTCAAACGCTCTAAAGTTATTTAGATAGTCGTCATAATCTTGTCGTGTTATATCAGCAAACGCAGCCTCGGGGTCATCTACTTGTTCCATGTTTGATATGTTATCTGTTTGATTACCATACAGCCTAGAAAAAACACTATCATAATTCATTAAACTTCCTAAACTCATGTTGGAGTCCTACCAGATGTATCAATACCACCAAAACCTTTTTGGAAGAAGTTACCTTGTTTTTCGTTATCAACCATTCTATTTTTTATAGGGTCAAAAGTTTGTCCTTGTTCAAAAGTATTTGCATCGCTTACATTGGACGCAAATTGCGCTCCTAATTGACCTGCAGAACGAATTACAGCAGCTCTTCGTGTTTGTTTTGCTTGTGCGCTTGCTAGTTGGTTTGAGGTTTCTATTCTACCAGCTCTAGATAAACCAGAAGTAGCTGTATTTGCTAAACCTCTAGCATTCTTAAGGACCCCTAGTTGATCTTCTTTTTTTCCTACCGTACCTTGAAAGTAAGCATTTGCTGCTTGTCCAGTAGCAGCAGAAGCTAGATCTGCAGTAGCATCTACGGACCGCGTTGCGGCAAGAGTAGGTCTGTCTGTAAGAGATTGCATAGTATCCGCATTTGCTTTACCTTCTGCTACACCCGTATAGTCTTGTTTTTCAGACATATCTCTCATTTCTTTTAGTTTAGGCAGATAAGCTTCTCTAAAAAACTTTTTGTCTGCTAAACTAACAGACGCTAAAGCTTTTTCTGAATCACTAGCTTTATATTCTGATGCTTTTGGTTTACTCACTTACCTGTCTCCTAAAAATTCGTGCGTCTATGTTCCAGCCGCGTTTTGTTGCGTACGGTTCCATCTCTGGAATCGCTGACTGGGCTTCTATATACTTACACCCTAAATTCCTTGCCATATCTTCAAACCATTTTTCATGGCCTAGCCATTCGTGGTTTCCTTTTGTATAAGTATACGCTAACCAAATATACAATGTCTTGTCTTTTGTATACTTATCTAACTCTAGAGTTAGTACTAAAAAACCAGTTGGGGAGGTAAATAGAAAGGCATTTTCATTTACACATTCGCTGTAAACGTCTTCTGGTATAAAAGTAAGAGAAGGTATTTGTGCAAGTATGTTTTCTATTCCTTTTTTTACTTGCGGCCAACAACTTCTTATATCCGTAGGTTGTGGCTCAATACTATCACCAGTCGATTTCCTTTCCGTACTTACCATACCGCCTCCTGGGCATTCCAATTCCTTTATATTTAACCTTCCTGTTTACTCCAAGGTCTCCGCCCCTGGCTCTAAGTTCTGCTTGTTGTATTTCTTGATTGAATTGCGCAAGGTACTCTCTTGCTGCTGGTACGTCTGTCCATTCTTTGTTTGGCATACGTAACAACCTGTACAAAGCGCCGTATATAATTCCGTCTCTGTACGTATTTGAAAAAGTTGTGTCTACATTACTAGTTGTTCTTGTAGGTTTAAGAGCAACTCCCATTATAAGTCCATTAGTAAGAGTAGTTTGAGGTACTGGCACTGCCCAAAAGGTATTGGGTGTTTTTTGTAAATATACGTGAGGCCTAGAAGTTCTATCTCTCCAGTCAGGGTAGTTTAGTTCTAAACTACGTGGGCTAATAGGATCCATATCATTACCGTCAAACGTCATCCACAAAATTTGATGTACTTCTGTGCCGCTAGGCTGATCAAAGTCATACTCAAATACGCCCGCTACAGTAGTAATAGGATCTAAGTCTTGTACGTAAGCTTTGGATCTTTCGCAAAACTCTATAGTTGCAGACCTTATATTAGTCTCTACTAAAGAGTCTGGGCACATAGAAACGTACGGTAAGACTTCTTTAACTAATGAAGAAAAGTTAGCCATGGCTAACGTAGATTGCCTGGTACAGGTTGGGCGCTATCGTTATTAGGGCTTAGTAGAACTTGAGCCTGCTGCCCCGTGCCTACACTAGCTGTAAATAATTGATAATGTTGCCCAGCTCTCTGTCCATTGCCTGCGTATTCTGCATCTTTCATATATGCTCTATAAAGAACAAAATCTATAATAGCGTTTGCATATATATCGTCTACTGAAATTACAGCGCTTGTATTTGCTAAGTCGGTAGGTGAAGCTGAAAAAACTATTTCTACGTACGCAGTTCCGGCTACTCCTGGATACACGTAGTATTTTCTAGGGTCATCTTCGTCAAAAATGTAATGTTTAGGTACAGTACCGTGCGCAGAATCTCCACTTACAGAAGGATTGTGCCAATCAGGCTCTTGTGTATTTAAGATGTCTACATTTACTAATCTTATAGCTCTTAAACCTGTAGCACTTGTACTAGTGCCATTCATACCCCTTACTACTTTTATAAGACGTAACCCCCCAGAAGGAAGAGTTTGTTCTGTACCAGTAACAAGTTGCACGTTTGAATGAGTTGAAGAAGACTCAGGTCTTAAGTTAACTATCTCTCTTTGAGCATCATTAATGTACCTAAGAAGTTCTGCTTCTGGCCACCTAACACTCGTTGTGTCTTGTAGGGTATCTTGAACCCTACTTATTATATTAGCGCCTGTAAGTGTACCCGCCATAATTTATCCTGTTTATTCTGCAGCTTTATACAACTCTGCAATTAAGTCTATTTTCTTTTTGCGTTTGTCTAGTTCTATACCAATAGTGCGACCGTAAGTTTCTAGTTCCCCTTTAGTCATACTATTAAAATCTGTTGAAGTTTCTACAACTTCTTCTACTACTGGAGTTTCTGTTACGGGGGTTTCTGCTACTGAAGGTTCTTTTACTTCTGTGCATCCTGCTTGTAAACATAATAATCCCATATCATGTCCTACTTGTCTTGGTACTCCTGCTGTTAAATTAACAACGGCTCCCCAAGTTGACGCTACGTATTTATCTTCTTTTTCTGAAACAATCCACATAATTTTCTCCTAAAATTTAAAAGTTATAGGTGGTCCATACAGACCACCTATAAAATATAACACAATTAATAAGCTACATCTAATCTTATTACACCGAAGTCTTCAGACTGACCAGTATGGTCGCTGTTAAACTTAGGCTTTTTAAGACCAAATATCTTACCAATTGAAATACCGTTTTGGTTTCCATAGTCGAAGGTGTCTTCTACTATTTC